AATGGCTTGAAGAAAATCATACCGACTAAGGATAGAAATGGAAGTAGCTATAATGGGTAAAGGTTTCGTTGGAACCGCTACCAAATATTTTTTAGAACAATACTGTCAGGATACTGTATCAAAAATACATGTAGAGGATCCAGGATACAGTATGTTCATATCAGATGATGACTGGAAGAAAGTTAAGTATACATTTATATGTGTACCTACAGATAATGATGGAGTCAATACACATCTTAACTTAACTATATTGATGAAAGCATTGAGAAGAGCTAAAGGTATACCAGTCATAAGAAGTACTATAGGTCCAGATTCAGTTGTTACATTAGCAATGTCTGTAAACCATGATGTACCTCTAATGCATTGGCCAGAGTTTCTAAGAGAGAAACATTGGCAAGCAGATGTAGATGATCATACTATACCAATTGTTATTGGTGGTAAGCAAGAGATGACTAACACTTTTGTAAGCTCAGTACTTCCACACAGGAATATAAACTTTGATAGAACTATTATTGAATGCTCAATAAAAGAAGCAACACTAATGAAGATATCAAGGAATGCTATGTTAGCTGCTAAGGTTGCTCAATTCAATATGCTATATGATTTATGTAGTGAATACAAATGTAGTTATGATCTCATAAAAGAGTTTTTCAAACAAGATGGTACATTAGGAGACACACATATGGATGTCCCAGGTCACGACAACGGAAGAGGTTTTGGTGGCAAGTGTTTACCTAAAGATACTAAACACTATGAACAGCTGTTCAGAGAACATAACTTGTATAGTGAAGTATTGGATTATAACAATTCAATATATCCATGAAGCCATTTGATTATATAAATTCGATTAACTTCACGAAGAAGAATCTAATGCGAGGAACTGAAAATGATGAGCTCGCAGAGAAAGGTTATGTGCCTTACATAACAAACAAAACTCTCTCATACTTTACTGACACCTTGTTATATGCGAATGAAATGAATCGCTATCACTTCTTAGATAACAAACTCCAGTATGAGTTTTATCTAAATAGTATTCGTAAGAAGAAGAGATTTGCGAAGTGGGCGAAAGCAGACAATAATGATGAGTTAAATATGATTAGTGAATACTATAAAATATCATTACCAAAAGCCAAAGATGCGCTAAAAATATTGTCCCCAGAACAAAAGCAAGATATAAGGAATAAGTTAGAACAAGGTATTAAGAATGATTAGTATAGACAGTATGGTTGAAGTGACTTTAGCTCAACCAGATGACTTCCTAAAAGTCAAAGAGACACTAACCAGAATTGGTGTTGCATCAAAAAAATCAAACACATTATTTCAATCATGTCATATACTTCATAAGCAAGGAAAGTACTACATAACTCATTTCAAAGAGCTATTTGCTTTAGATGGTAAGCCATCAGACTTCACAGATGAAGACAGACAAAGAAGAAACACTATTGCTAATTTACTAGAGGAGTGGGAATTAGTTAAACTATCAGATCAACAAAAGACAGCAGACGCTGGTTCACTATCCGCTATTAAAGTTATACCTTTCAATCAAAAGTCCGAATGGGAATTGGTTGCAAAGTATAATATCGGCAAAAAGAAATAGGGGTAGGAGTACCCAACTTGGCCGGCCTGCGAGCGGTATTCTGCCCCGACCTGTTGACTTTTAATAAAAAGATCGCATATAATATACAAAGTTATATAAATAACTATGAGTGCTCATAAGAGGCTCAAATTTAATCTTCGCTTAGAAAAGGAGGAATTATGACAATCTACGAAGAACCATTCGGTCGTATAAGACCATTCGGTGTCGGGTTTGACGAAATGTTCAAACGACTCGACAAAATCCATAACCAACCACAAGGAAATTATCCACCTTACAATATTGTAAAGTTGGACGAAGACCAATTTGTGATTGAAATTGCAGCAGCTGGTTTCAGCAAGAAAGAGTTTTCAATTGATTTGAAAGACTTATCATTACGTGTTAAAGCTGAGAAAGGTGAAACTATTGAAAAAGAGTTTGTACATCAAGGTATCGCTGCACGATCATTTGAGAGAACATTTGCTTTAGCAGAACATGTGAAAGTGAAAGAAGCAACATACTCAGATGGTATTTTAGCTATTAAGTTGGTTAGGGAAATTCCTGAGGCTGAGAAGCCAATACAAATTAAAGTTAAATAACAGTTGACATTTAATCATTAAGCCAGGATAATAAGGTCGTACGTTCGTGCGGCCTTATTTTTTCATTATAAATAAAGCATACAGAATGGAGAAATTATGTGGAAAAAATTACACAAATTTATGAAATCAAATAGAATCCAAAATGTTTGGAGAGAAATTCTGGAGAAAGAAGATGTTCGGAAGAAACAAAAACGAAATAGATATAGAACAGCTCAAAGAAACACTCAAAGTTGATGAGGGCGTTGTCTATGAGATTTATAACGACCACCTTGGTTATCCTACATTCGGTATCGGGCATCTCGTCCTCGAAGGAGACCCAGAACATGGGGCTGCTGTTGGCACGCCGGTTGGAGAAGATCGAGTTGATGAGTGCTTTGAAAAGGACGTAGAGTCTGTTATATCTGATTGTAAGAAACTACATGAGGGATGGGACGGTTATCCTCAAGAAGTAAAACAGATTGTTGCAAACATGATGTTTAATATGGGTCTTACAAGACTATCAAAATTTAGTAAACACAACGCAGCATTATTTGCTGGCGATTGGAAAACAGCTGCTGTTGAAGGCAGAGACTCTAGATGGTACAACCAGGTAACAAATAGAGCAGAAAGACTTATGTCAAGGTTAGAGAATGTCTAATTTAGTAGATGCTTTGATTTCAAAATACAAAGGGGAAGTACAAGTTGCTCAAGCAAACATTGATGGGTTCCTTAACCAACCAGTAGGTGTAGCAGATCATCCAGATATGGCTGATACATTAGATGGATTAGTAAAGAAACTCAACAGTGCGCAAGAGCAACTTAGCACCCTACAATCTTTAAAAGAAGTAAAAGATAAAGAATTTATAGTAGAATAATATTATGTTAAAGTGGCTAAACGGTGACGTTAGCGACAAAGGTAGAATCGGTATAACTTTTGGTTGTATGGATTTATTACATGCTGGTCATGTAGCAATGTTAGCAGAAGCTAAACAAAATTGTGATTACCTTATTGTCGGATTACAAAATGATCCCTCAGTCGATAGACCTGAGAAGAATAAGCCTATTCAATCTATCTTTGAAAGACAACTTCAAATAACTGCATGTAGATTTGTAGATGAAGTTGTAGTGTACAATACTGAAGATGATGTCTTAGATATACTTAAGACTCTACCTATTGATGTTCGTATCATAGGATCTGATTACATAGAAAAAGACTTTACTGGTAAACAATATTGTGTTGACAACAATGTTGAGATAGTGTATAATAGTAGAGATCATTCATTCAGTACGAGTGGACTTAGAGATAGAGTGAAGAACGCATGAAGTTTTATACAAACGTAACACAATACAACAATGTAATCCTTGAAAGATATATCGAGGATGGTGAACATAAACAAAGAGAGGTTCCTTATATGCCTACTCTTTACATAAACTCTGTCAAGCAAACACCTTTCAAAACTATCAAAGGTGAACAAGTTGAACCTAAGATGTTCAACAGTATCAAAGAAGCAAGAAACTATATTCAAGAACACAGAGCATCTAACAATCCAATCTATGGTATGCAACAATTTGCATATGCATATATCAATGAAGAGTATCCAAAAAGAGAGTTTGATGTAAACCAACTTAATGTACTTAACTTCGATATCGAGACTAGATCCGACGAAGGTTTTCCTAACATAGGAGAAGCAGATAAAGAGATTCTATCTATTGCTGTAAGATGTAATGGACAAAGTTATATACTTGGTATGGGTGATTATCAAACAAGTGGTGATGACAAATATGTAAAGTGTGCAAGTGAAACAGACTTACTAATAAAGTTTGTTGATCTATGGGTTGCACTTAATCCAGATGTTATTACTGGATGGAACATTGAGTTGTTTGATATTCCTTATACATTGAATAGGATCCGAAAGAGAGTATCACAAGAACAAGTAAACAGATTATCACCTTGGGGTATTGTAAAAGAAAGAACTATACCTACAGCTCAGAACCAAGCTCTTGGAAGAGATGCACCACCTAATGC